GTTGTACCGCCGTACTTGATAACATCGCCTAGTTTATATCTAGTAGATGATGTCCATGCACCTTTCCAATCAAGTCCTTTAGAAAATAAATCCCACTTGCTTTGATCAGCTTCTAATCCAAGAGCATTTGTACCTGCGGCAGTATGTGCGGTGTTACATAGGTAGGTGTAACCACCGTACTTAACAATATCATTTACTTTATATGTTGTTCCAGCGACCCATGCACTCTTCCAATCAAAACTTTCTGCAAATAAATCCCAATCGCTTTGATTATCTTCTAATGTCGAATCACTAGTATGTCCATTATTACAAATATAAACATAACCACCGTACTTAACGATGTCGTTTTCTTTGTAAAGTGTTGTTGCAGTCCAATCACCTTTCCAAACTTGACCGTCTGCAAACAAATTCCATTTAGTTGGAATATTATCTAAGTCTGTATAGAAATCAGCTGCTGCTGTGTGACCGACTACGCAAAGATATGTACGTCCGCCATATGCAATAATGTCGTCTTTATAGTATGTAGTACCGGTTGTCCAGTCATCTTTCCATACAAATCTAATTCTACCTAATTTAAACTCTGCCATTTATAGCTCCGTTATGCAAGTATTAATATTTATTCAATCCGTAAATGCTAGGTTTTTAAGTTCCTGATAAGAACTTAGATGCCACTAACATAGTTCCGTCTATTCCTCGTTTAAAGTTTACTTTTGATGTAAAAATTAACTCATCCCCTGTAGTTGTGCCAAGTGCCTGTGGTCCAACTTGAACAATACCAGCAACAAGTTGGGCTGTAACTGCGTCTGCACCACCTCCAGAAACACGTCTTTGAATATACGCTTTAATTGCTCTCTGTGTTGGTACAACATTGTTTGAATCTGCTGTAAACGTTATGTCTGTTGAAAATTCTCTAACGACAACGCCTGATCCACCAACGGTAACACCACCCAACCTCAATTCTTCTAGACCTTGTAGTTCAAAGAATTGAGCATTTAATGTAACCGTGCCCGTTGCCTGTTCAACTGAGAATAATTCACCAACTCTAAAGTTACCGTCTTGGTCAGTACTTGTGTAGAACACACGACCTCCATCGCGTTCTCTAACTTCATCTTCTGGAGCAAGAACGGTTCCGTTTGGATTTAATGTATCCGGGTAGTTAGTTGAATAGAATCCTCCAAGACCGATATCTAAAAAGTCATGTCCAGTTAAACGAACCTGCGAATATTGCTGACGAATTTCAACCGATGTTCCGTGTTCTGGGCTTTCTTCTCTTCCTAGATCTTTAGCAATGGTTAATCTTGCGGTATAGTTTCCAATTGATCCGCTTAAGATTGTTGCTGTTAATAATTTATAAGTGTAATCGTCAATTCCAGCAATGTTTAAGTTATCGCCCGGTCCTGGAATTCTAGTCAAGTTATTAACAACTAAAGAGTCTCCAATTTGATATTGATCTTTATACCCGTCTCCTGATACGGTTAATACGGTACTAGAAGTTTCGTAACCTGTACCTGCATTAATAATTGTAGGATTACCTAAAACTCCATTACCAATTCTAACTGCTGTAGAAACATCTGAGCTGTTACTTGGATCTGTAATGGTCATTGCTGGTGCTGATGTGTATCCGCTACCAGGTTCCCAAATATTAATACTAGAAATTCTTCCTGCAACAACTCTTGCTCTTGCCTGTGCTTGTACACCAGTGCTGATTAATCTACCAACATTGCTGTTAGTCGAGAATCCTGCAATTGCTAAGAATTTTCCTGGTTTCATTGGGTTTCCAAAACATACTGCTGCCCAAGGTGCTGTTGTGCTTATCGATTGATAAGTCCAATTATAACCATCTTTTGATATTGCTATAGTATTTGTACCGGTTGCAACGGCAACAAACAGACCTTGACCATAAGTTACCTGTTGCCAGTTAGCCGCAGTTAGTGTTGATTCATACCATGTTGAACCGTTAAAACTAATTGAAACTTCGGTAGCACCTGCATAACCGCCTGATAGTGCTACCCAGCGATTGTTACCAAAGGCTAGGCTAATTGCACCTTGTGGTATGCTTGTGGCTGTCCACGCTGTTCCATTTGTTGAATATGCAACCGCAGCACCTGCTGTTGAAGAATCACTAGCGGCTACTATAACAAATTTTCCCGAACCGTATTCGATAGCGTTCCAGTCAGCACCTTCTGGTAACGAAGATGTAGTCCATGTTGTTAGATCCAATGATGTAGCAACAATATTTTTGCTTCCAGAAATTGCTACCCATGTAGAATTTCCATATGATACATCTCTCCAGTCTGTTGATCCCGGAATAGTCACCGATGACCAAGATGTGCCGTTAGTTGATTTTGCTACATAACCTCCTGTAGCAAAAGCTAATAATACTCCTCCAGTATATTTTATTTTTGTCCATAGTGCGGTTACTGGAAGTGTGCCGTTAGTCCAGGTTACCCCGTCGGCTGAATAAGCAGCAACGTTGCTGTCAATAGCTACCGCTACCCAATATGTTCCATTGAATGCCAAACTACTCCATTGTCTGCTGTTTGGTAATGTAGTTGATGCTGACGTAAATCCCGGACTAGTAAATGTAATTCGTGGTTCAATTGCATAATTTGCTGTTGTGTTCAACGATGTTTGTATAGGAGTACCCTCAACAAGATGTTCCCACCCTGCTGCATGTAATAAGAATGAACCTGTAGCGTTAATTAGACCATATACTGAACCGCCTGACGATGTGCTAACTTTAATTTTGTTGTTTAATGAATCAATAGTATGAACAAAATAAACAACATAATTAGCAATGTTTCCTATAGTTGTTCCAGAAAATACCACTGGTTGATTTACACTTAATGTTGTGGTGTCTAAAAGTGTAATCCAGTTTCCTGATGAAGATGTTGCCGAACATGATATTGGGCTTGTAGATTCTTTAGCTACATAAACAACTTTTCCTGTTGCATCATAATCGGCAATATATCCATATTGGCCAACACCTTGACCAGATGGAATTAAAATTCTCATTGTTTTATAAGTTGCAGCATCGTTTTCGTCTGATCCTGCAATTACAAATGTATATGCATCAGTTGTACCTTGGCCGGCGTTGGTTGTAAACACATATCCAGAACCTCCTTCTGCAGACGAATCGCCTCTATTTGTAATTCTTACTTCGTAAACTCCACCATCTCTAATTTCATTACCTGAAACTTGTGCATTAATTCCAGAACCAACAATAGAGTATGAAGCACTAGAATAACCGTTACCGGCATGAGAATAAAAGACCTTCATTAATCCTTGGTCGTCGTTAACCATAGTCTGATACACATCTGCATCATAGTATCTATTGTTTACGGTGCAGGTAATTGGATCTTCTGTGGTATTATATTTTTCAGATACAGCACCATAGGTTCCGTAAGAGCAGTTTCCGTTGGTTCCTCGGATCTTACCACCGTTTGTACATAGATAACCAATGTGGCAATAATATGTAAAGATCGAAACACATTCTGTTCGGCCTTCACCGTTGGCCCATACACCAATACCGTCACTTAAAATTTGTGTGAAGTCGTTAGCAACCATTGTTTGATTGCCACCGGCATGAAGGTCTCCATCAATCTTAAATCCAACACAGCCTGTACCAAACGTAGTGCAGTTAACTACGAACGGTGACTTAGTTCCTACCCATACACTAGTATCAGTTGGTCCCCATCCCGGATCTAGAGAAGCATAAGCCCCCGCAGACGGTCTTCTTGTTCCGTATTCATTAATTTCACCGAGTGTTCCTTCGAGCCCAATTAATGTTGCATTTCTTAAACCGGTTCCGTCTTGTAACAAGAACATGTTTGAAGTTTTGTTCATTTCTGCATTGTTGCCGTTGATAAAAAAGTTTGCAGCATTAATGGTATAGAAATTTCCAGGATATCCTATATCGTGAATCAATGCTTCAACAATCCTAGTAACATCTTGCGTCCATCTAGCAGGAAGTTCTGCTAGAGTAGAATCAACAAAATTTGCTTCAATGTATGATGTTGTTTCACTAATAATAAACTCTTTATTATTAACTAGCTGATTATATGCATTTAATCTTGCAGAAATTGCTGTTAATGTGTTTGTTCCAGAAAAAGTTACTGGGTTATAACTTTCAACTCTATTTTTAAATTGAGTTACTAAAGAGGTAATTGCTAACACTTCGTCGTCACCGCCAGGTGAACCACTGAAGTCTTGTGGAAGATGGCCATATACTCTAGTACCGAATGCTGGACTTTCTTCGTCAGTATCTCCTATTACATCTTCTTTTACTATCAATGATGCAATAATTCCTATGTAATCAACAGCATCTAAAATTCTACTAATATAATCATTGCTGAATATATTTTCAGCAGGCTTAATAATAGTTCCACGAAGTTCGTCACCGACAATGGCTACAAATGCAGGAATTCTAATAGGTAAAATTTCTTCAAATACGCCTGTTCTTGCAAAAATTGTTGCATAGCCTGTAACATTTTCTGTTGCATATCTAAGTGTTTTCCAAGGTTTTTGTGGAGATGTACCAGAACTTGCATCATCAGATCCGTGAGGTGCAACATAATAAACCTTGTTTGATTCGAACATATTTTTCCAAGTTGGAAGGCCGTTCTCAACTTGTAAAACTTGTCCCTGTTCGCCAACTGGCAATCTAGTGTATCCAACGGTACTGCCATCTTCTGTTGGGCCAAACATTCTTATGTCGCCTAGATTTTTTAATCGATTGTTTTTATTTCCGTCGGTAATTTTTTCCCAATAACGGCCGTGTAAGGTACTTCCATCCTCAGCATCGTCGTCCGGTCTGTTTGTTTGATCGGATTCGTGATTGTCTAAGCATCTGTAAGAGCTAGAAACCCAAACTACCGTATCACCTGCACGATAAAAAATGTTCGGAGTCCATACACCAACCCAACGAGAGCCGGGAATAACTAAATCCCAATATGCAGAATTTGTTGAGCTTCCGTCATTAAGAATATCAGGATCTTGGCCAATGCTATCTGAAAATGCTAGATATAAATTTCCGCCTCTTCGAACAACATCTCCAATTTTATATTGAATAAATGCATCCCATGTTCCGGCAATTCTTGTGCTTTGAAATAATAATTGCCATGCTGTTGTCTGTGTTGATGGGTTTTGTCCGACTACGCTACTGCTCAATGCAACATATAAGTTTCCACCGTATCTAACAATATCGCCTTGTTGATAATTTGTTGTTGATGACCAATTTACATCGTATTCTGCTCCAGGGCAAAATATAGACCAATTACTAATATCAAAATTTGTAGCAGATAAATGAAATGTTGTGCAATAGTACAGATAAGAACCGTATTTTACTACATCATTAAGTTTATAGGTAACGCTATCTTCCCATGTACCGACATATTCGTATCCGTTATGTAAAATACTCCATTTACCGTAATCAGCATTTAACCCTAGTGTATCAGAACCTGCTGCTTTATGACCAACGGTACATTTGTAAGTAACACCACCATATTTGACAACATCATTTACTTTATATCGTGTGTTAATAGTCCAAGTTCCTTGCCAATCTAGAGAATCATTAACTACGTCCCAAAAACTTTGACTATTTTCTAAACCAGATTCAAATGATCCGGCTGACAGGTGTGAGGAATTACAACGATAAGCAATACCACCATAACGAACTACATCGTTTAATTTATAATATGTTGATGGTGCCCAATCTTCTGCCCAATTTTTTGAAGTGATTTGAATTGTCCATTTATCAGCATCTGCTGAAAAATATGAATCTAAAGTTGCAGAAGTTGGATTTTCAGGATCTGGGGCAGAAGAAGTATGACCTTCTACGCATAGATAAGTTGTTCCGCCAAACTTAACAAGGTCACCAACTTTATAATATGTATCGGTTTCCCAGTCTCCTAACCAGCTGACACCGTCTGCTACCAATTCCCATCTTGGAACTAATAATGGAGGAATATCATTATTATAAAATTCTAAGTCAGCATAAAAATCAAAATTTGAAACGTGTGTTGTTAAACAGGTGAAAGATTTTCCACCGTAACTTACAATGTCATCAGGATTATATCTTGTTGCAGGAGCCCATTCGCCCTGCCAAGTATATCTAAATCTACTTAATTTAAAATCTGCCATTTATTATTATTCCTCTGATGATCCGTTATCATAGACATAACCTTCATTAACACGAACAACTAATTCACCTTCTTCATTAATATAATAGAACATTGGACGATCGTCCCATCTATACTGAGTATAGTTTAAATTTTCGTAAACAGGGTTATGGTTAACATCTATGCCTTCAAAAAAATCTACACCAGTTTCAAAATCTGTGTAATTATTTTCTTCTAAACCTGGATTATTAATTGTAATAATTCCTTTATCTTTAACTTGGTCAACCCTAGCTAAAAATAAACTTCCATTTTCATTTTTTCTTAGTCCGTAGAAAAATCTAGGAGTGTCGCCTAGGCGTGATACCGGATCATCGCCTAAATAATAATTATTTCCGCCTGCCATCTTCTACTCCTTATGATATCTCAACGTAACTTACTACTGCGTCAACGCTTGTTTCGGTATCGCTGACAATTCTTAATCCTGCTGTTTCTGGTAATATTAATTTTTCTCCGTTAGTAATTAACTTTACCGATGAGTTTGGAGGTATTGGTAGTCCTTTGATATAGACTGCTTCAACACTATCCTCACTAACTACATAAACGTCAACAACGCAAACATCGTAGTCAGTTGTGTTTGCTAGATTACATCCGATCACGGTAATTCTATAACCGATAGGGGTTTGTAATACGTCAACTGGTGATGTTCCTATTCCTGTGTTAACTGCATGTTTAAACGTGGTTGGCATTTTATTCTTATCCTAATGTCAATGCATATTTGATTGCAATGTCGTTTGCTGTACCTTCAGAAACAGCACCAATGGTACCTGCCGGACTGGCCCAAACTAATCCGTCCCAAATTTCTAAAGCCTTGGAGTCAGTATTATAACGAGTCATACCAACTTCTAGATAAGGTGCTACTGGTCTTTGTCCAGAAGTTCCTTTAGGTGGAACAAACGCATTTGTTCCTGTGATTTTAAAATACCCTGCACCAGATTGTACAAATTCAGTAACAGAATTTGAAACCGTATTTGTAATTACATTATCTCTAATAGAAAAATTACCAACTCTTAACGCACCAGAGCCGTTTGGATCTAAAATTAAATCTTGCCCTGATGTTGTGGTGATTGTATTATCAAATATTGTTATGCTTCCAACATCAAAAGTGTTTAAATTTAAAGTATTAGCATAAAAATTATTAGCATAGATATCTTTCCATCTATTTCCTGATGAACCGATATCATAAGTATTATCTGTTTCTGGTACTAGGTCGCTTTTAATACTAGCGTTAATTGTAACGGTATCGAATAAACTATCACCGATTACTAAATTGCCGCCAATTGTAACATTTCCTGTAGCATTTATGTTTCCGCCAATTGTAACATTTCCTGTAATGTTTGCAGAACTTTGAATGTCAACTATTCCTGTTCCGTTAGGGCGTAATTCTAAATTTGAATTAGAAACGGTTGTTGAAATAGTGTTATTATTAAGTTCTAGATCATTAACAATTAGTCTAGAATGGTATGCTGTTGCCTCACCGCCTGATGCGGTAAAGCTAATAGTTGGAAGTGTGCTGTTGATTGTGTTACCAGAAATGGTAAAGTTACCAATATCAAATTGATTAGTAACTTCTAAATCTGTTGTTCTGGTTGTACCTACTACGTCTAGGGCGAATTGTGGATCAGCAGAGTTTATGCCAATCTTGGAGTTGACTACATCAAGATACAGAAGGTCGGTCTCAAAAGCCAAATTCACACCATCTCTAATGAGATTGGCTTTTAAGAGCGGCCCGGAAATACGACCAATCGCCATACGCTCTCCCCTAGACACCGTGTTTCACGGATAACCACTTTTTCAGCTGTTCGCTCTATGCGGGTTTACCACAGGTTAATTTTACAAGAAAATTGGTCTTCTCTTGCAATTAGTAGTATTTAGTCGTATAGGAAAATTAACCCACTACAAGGGCCCAAAGATTAGTAAGCTCTTCCATGATAGGTAATGTAACTACAACGCCACCACCAGTGGCTACGGTATAAACATTACCATCAAAACACTCTAAATAACCTTTTTCGGTATTCCAGCGAGTGTCACCTTCTTCAATGTATGGACGCTGAGAATTATTACCTACAGGAACAACTACACCAGTATCTGTATTAAATTTTGTCCATCCAGCGGCAGTTTGTGTAATAGTAATTGGGGTATTTTCTAAGTTTGTTATAACACCAGCGTTTATATTAATCTTTTCTAATGTTATATTCCCAGATGCTGAGTCAAGTACAAGATCGTCGTTGCTTTGAATTGTTGATATTGTATGTCCTGTTATTAGTGTTTGCCCACTAATAATTAAATTTGTTGTATTAATGCTTGTAACGCCCGGATCGTCATAAAACCAAAATTCTGCCCAGCGTTTGTTTGGTTTTCCAAGATCGTACAGGTTGTTATCTCCAGGAATAATACTTTGTGTAAAGTCCGGAGATACAACAACGGTATCAACAGCGTTATCGCCAATGGTTAGTGTACCGTTAAATTGTAAATTACCTGCGGCACTGATATTTCCTCCTACAGACAAATTATTATTAATATTAACACTTGACTGAAAATCAACTATTCCTGTTCCGTGAGGATCTAATATTAAACTTGTATTTGTAGTTGTAACATTAATGTAATTGTCTTTTAATTCTAATTTAGGATTTGTAACTTTTCCATATTCAACATACGGATTACTACCTTGAGGTTCAATAATAATAGGACCCACGGTAGAAGTTATTGAGCCTGTAGAATTAAAAACAATATTATCAAATGTAGCTGTGGTTCCGCTGGCTATAAAATTATCTGAAACTTTAGTTTTTCCAATAACTTCAAGTGCAAAATTTGGATTTTCTTTGTTAATACCAATCCTATTGTTATTAACATCAATATATAAAAGATCAGGATCGGTTGATGTATTTCTAAATGTAAGATCTACACCGTTTCTTAAAAGATTTTCTTTTAATAATTTTCCACTAATTCGCCCTAGGGCAGAGGCAGGATTATATTCATCGCCACCAAACCCTTCGCTAAATCCACCATCTGAAATAATATCTGACATAATTAATCAGTTCCAAACATTTCTAATACATTAACTCGAACATTAGCATTAACCGTTGATGTTATTGTAATTTCTATACTTCCAGCAACATAATTTCCATCAAATGTTGCCAACGGGGTTGCTCCAGTATAAATTAATCCATAAGCCGTTACATAAACATTACCACTTAACTGATCGTAGATAGCCAATAAATCATTTGCTTGCGAGGCATATGGACTAAAAGATTCAACAAATACTACTAATTTAACTGCTCGAATGTATCTTCCATTGCTGCTGTATATACTAGTTTCAATTCCAGAATTTACCGTTTGATATTCGCTAGAGATACTAATTGAGGAATCTAAATTTAATCTTCCAGAGGTATCTAATGCAAACGTATGTCCGTTGTTTGCAAGCTCTACACTTTGTCCTGAGCTAGAAATTGTAATAGAGTCTGAAACAGCATTAGTTGTTATACTAACTCCGGTTCCGGCTATTAAAGTTAATGTATCGGTTGAGCTGTCAGCAGAAACGGTGGATTGTCCTGATACTGCTATGTATTTGAAGCTGTCAGTGGTGCTGCCCCCGCCACCGACAAGATAACTTTCTGCAAGGCTTGACGGAAATGTCACTGAAACATTTTTGCCGCCTACTGGAAAATTAACTAAAGAATTATTGTTAGATGAAGATACAATCGTATCTCGTGTTAGACTAGAAGTGATTGTAAAATAAGTACCGCGACCTACTTCCCAATTACCTGCATTATCTATAATAAGATAATAAGTTTCGTTTCCGTCACCGATAGCATCATTAAAACTCTGAAAACCAGGATAAGTTGTGGTCAAGATGAAATCACCCGTTCCTGTGCTATGTGAACGAACTTTAACTCTATCTGCTAAAACAAAAGCCATTTACGTATCTCCGCTCCATTGATACGTATATTTAACCGTTTTAATATTAGTTTGCGAAACCGAAATATATGGTTATTGACTTATCTAATGGTACTGCACTAGTAAACACAATATAAGCATCTCCTGAACCCAAGTGATTATAGGATATATTGTAGTTTGTTACCGAAATTTGAATTACGTTTTCAACTAGGACAATAATATTATCATCGGCTGCAGGAATAGAATACAGCGGGCCAAATGTTGTTTCAATATCGTCGCCTGGTCCTAACGTTTGTTTGTATATTGATGTTGCGCCCGGCGCTCTAACTACTTCCCAAACGCCGCTAATTAATGCTTCTATAGAATTTGTGTCTGTGTTATATCTAATAAATCCGTCAGCTCCTTCCGGATTTCTTACACTAGATGTTTGCGGTCTTTGAGCTTCTGTTCCTTTAGGAAGTCTAAGACCACCGGTTAGATCCATAACTGCACGACCATAGTGATTAGTAAACAAAGTGTTATCACTAGGACTATATTTGCTAATAGTTTTTTGTTTAAGAAATCTCATACTGCCAATGTGCTCACGGTTATACTTAATAGATTTGCTGCGCTTGCAGTCATTCTAATTGTATCTCCTGCATCTAGAACAATTTTTTCATCGCTGAAAAATACGGTTTCTCCTGCAGGTATAATTAAATTTTTAACAATTGTATTAGTATCAGAAGCACTACCGCCACCTGCACATAAATTAATTGTTATTGTAGAACTATTGACGGTTTCGTCTGTTAAATTTGGAGTCCCTGTGTTGCAGATGATAATCGATGTAACTGCATTTTCTTGTCCTAATACAGGACCTGCAATTGGAGCCCCAGTTGTACTACTGGTGTATACTAGTGTATCGCTAGTTGTTGTTAGTCTGGTGCTATATATCATGTTTTTCTATCTCTTAAAATATTACGCTGTATAAAAAGGCTTTTCTTTTACTTATTAATTCGTCTGTGGTAGATGTATTAACAAAATATAAACCTGTTTTACCTGTTCCAATTGTTCCGCCGTATAGCAATGTAGCATTATCAACCGAAGCTGGTGTTACTCCGTTGTCGTCTAATTGCAACGCATAGGTAATTTCAACTTTACCTGTGCTGTTTGTTTCTAATTTAATATTACCACTTGAACTTGTAGTTTGAATAACAGCGGCATCTGCTGTACCAAATGGTGCTCCCGGGGCGGCGTCTTCAGTAAAGAAATTTAAACCCGCAAAGCGAATTTGTGATCTAGAAAATGCTGCAACTTCAAAATCGTCTACTAAAATAGAAACTAAACTTTCGCTCGGCTGTGAAATATAAGGTCCGATAGAATTTGATAATGATAAAGAAGGTATCAACGGATCATTAGCATCAAATGCTACAACACGAGTATCATCTCTTCTTAATTGATATGTTGGATTATTCAAAATTGCATAATCAACATAATCTTTATTTGGAATGTCATCTGGATCGGTAACTTGTAAACGATAGTTGTCAGTACCTAATACTTTAACAACTCCTGTTCCAAATCCAATTAATGTTAAATCGCCATCATCAGTGTCAGCGTTAGTTAAAACTTCTTTAAGTCTTAACCTGCTATCATTGTAATCATATCCACTTTCGGGTGTTCCGTTACCAATGTTCCAGGTATCATCATTTTCGTCATAGATAATAGCAGTTTTGTTTTCTGTACCTCTATCAACTTCCATGCCTGAATAGCGCAGGGTCACCCCTGCGCCAGTTTCACCATAGTTTAATGTGATCAAATTATCCTGAACCTGCAAGTTTTCTGCAGATACGGTTAATGTATCTCCGTCTACTACTAGGTTTCCAGTGACCCTAACTTCTCCCACACCCGGTCCGGTATTTAAAGTTACCTTCCCACCAGTTTTGGTTTTTATATTATAGTCACCGTTGACTTGGATATATTGACCCATGAATACTTCCTAAAAATTAAACTGCTGTTAGAACAATATAATCTGCAGATGAATCAGACTCTAAGTACCATGTATAACGATTGCCGCTAAAGTCTGTAAAAATACGCTTAGTAATTTTTGCGCAATTTACTAGGTTAGCATCTAACATTCCAGATGTTGAACCAGTGATTTGCATTTCACCGCCTGCACTTGGTGTTCCGTTTGTTAAAACACAAGTATAGATAGTTGTTGGGGAACCTCTTCTAGCAACAACAAAAGTTTTTGCACCACGTTGTTTAATGATGATTCCGTCTGTTCTTAATGAGCTACCGTCATGAAATTTTACGGTAATACCAGTATCGCTAACTGGTGTGTTAATTACGTCAGTACCTCTGACATCTTTTCTTAATGGACGTCCCATTTGTTTTCTCCTTTGAATGACGTTCTGGGTCTACGCGGTGGGTACCGCATAAATCATTACGATACTTTATTTATCAGCGACCAAGTAATGCCATTAGCTCTAATTTTTCTACTAATTCGATTACTCTGTTAATTTCGTCTATTTCTGCTTGCGCTCTTTCTAAATATTGTCTTTGATGCGTTTGTCTATAGTGTACTCCAGCAATTGCAAAATTTTGTATGTGATTTTCTATAATTTGTTCGATTCGATTAACATCATGAGTAAACATAGGAAAACGACTACGCCATGCTTGAATATGCTTGCGTAGTAAAGAAAAATCTTTTTCTCCTTCAATTCGCATACCAATATTTAAGTCAAACAAAAAGCCCCTTGCGGGGCTTTTTGAATTTCGCTTATGAAATTTACTAATTAAGCAAACTTCAAGTTAGCTGTTGTAACAGCAACTTTAGCTAGGTAGTCAGCTGCATTACCTAGAGAAGAAGCTGTGTTAGTTAGTTCTACATAACCATAACGTGTCATGAAGCTAACTACTGGTTCAAATGTTGATGGATCCAATACAACACCGCTGCTCATCAATGGAATGTATGGGCAGTAGAATGCTGGAGCATCAGATTCGCTAGAACCTTTGTAACCAATTAGAACGTCATCGCTTGTAGCGTATGTGTTAACAAACACTCTCATTGCGCCGTTCAATGTACCAACAAACTTAGTGTTTGTAGGTGCTTCGAATGTACCTTCTGTTGTTCTTGCGAAAGCAGAAGTTGTAGCACTTTGTAGAAGTGTCAATGTTGTTGGGCTAACAACTGCATAGTTACCAGCACCACGACGTGTACGCTGAGCGATTAGGTTAGAAGCACGGTTGATTTGAACAGCTAGAGCAGCGTGTTCGTCACCAACGAATGTAGCAGTACCAGAAACGCTGTTTTGATCGTATGTTAATACGGTACCAGCTAGGCTGTTTAAGCTACCAATAACTTCTTGATCAATCTCAGCAGTAATTTCTTGTGCCAATGCGGCCATGATTTCTGCTTCGATATCAATACCTTGTTGAGCTTGTGCATCTTGTGCAGCTTCGAAAGTCCAGCGAGCTGATAACTTACGAGTTTTAGCTTCAACGGTTTGTTTCAAGATTTGAATGCTTAGTCTGTTACCAGCTACGCCTTCAAGAGCTGCTGTAGAAGCTGCCTTGTCGTTAGCTGCACCAGAATAGCCTTCAGCAATCTTGAATGGGCTTAGTGCTTCGTCACCGGCTGTAATATCAGTACCACTTGTGCTGTTAAAGCTATCTGCATAGCGAACACGCAATGTGTGGATCTGACCAACTGGTCCAGTCATAGGCTGTACGCCTACCAACTCGTTAGCAATAACGGTTGGCATAACACGTCTGATTACTGGAAGAATGACGCGATTTAGTGTTGCAACGTTACCGGCGGAAGTAGCACCAGCTGTAGCACTTTCTGCTAGATACTTGCGAGTATTTTCTAGAGTAGTTGCCATAACGGTACGCTTGTTACCTTGTAGGCCTTCTAATAGTGCCTCTTTGGTTTCCGACCAGCGTGACTCGAGTAGTTGTGACATATAGTTCTCCTTAAACTTTTAGTCCCGCAAGCCTGCGGATGTCAAATATTTCAGCGGTTTTCTCTTCGCTTCCGCTGATTGATTGTGCCTTTTCTTTATTGCCTGTAACTTCTTTAGCCTCTGTGAGTGCTTTCTTCGCCGGTGCTCCACCATCCATAACGGCTGGTAGATACTTGTCGAAAGCTCCATGTAATTTCTCAGTTTGAACTGATTCTAGTAGTTCGCGCATAACTTCTCGCTTATCACCTGATAATGGGCCAAGCAATTCGCTCATAACGTCCTTGCGTTTAGCTTCATTAACGATTTTAGCAATTTGTGCTTCTTTGCTCTCTACTAGTTTTTGTGATTCTGCAACAACTTTAGCTGCTTCTTCAACTTCTTTAGTTTTTTGTTCAACAACTTTTAGAAGTTTAGCTGTCTCTGATTTCTCATTGAGATAGCTCGTTGCAAATTCGCTAGCAAAACTTTCAAAAATTCTGCGACCAAAGTCATTCTTGCGGGCTGCTTCGATGTCTTCACGTAACTGAGTCATTTCAGAACGTAGGCCTTTGCTTACGGTTTCTTCAATGATTTTAGCTGAACGTGCAATAAATTCCTTGCGAACTTGTTCAAACTTAGCCTTGCTTTCGCGGACTAGTTTAACTTTAGTTTCTGCAAGATCTTTCTTATCTTGATGGAATTCTGCAATTTCCTTTGCTAGAGCATCAACGATAAATGATTCTAATTTAGAGACATTTTCTGCAACTGACTTGCGATCTGCGTGTAGTTCTGACACTTCCTTTTGTAGATTGTTAAAAATAAATGACTCAAATGCTTTCGCATCAGTAGTCATTTTCTTAACGTACTTGGCTTTAGCTTCAATCAATCCTTGACGATCTTCTGCAAGTTCTGATAACTCAGCTTGTAAACGATCAACTAACATCGATTCAACGGCTTCAACCATTGCGGACTTGTCATGCTCATATTTTTGAGCAAACTCTTCACGTAGTGCAGCAGTGACTTGTTCACGGTTTTCTTGAATTCTGCTATCCCAAGCAGCTTCAATTTCCGATTTAATTTCTTCGGAAATCACATTGTTCTCAAACAATTGTTTTACGATATCTAGCATGTGATTCTCCTACTGGTTATTTGAGCCTTGCGATTATTCGCTTTAGGCTCTCTGCTAAGTATTTCTGTGCCTTTGGGTCGCCTTTAACTTCTTGTGCTATTCTATAAGCCTGATATCCACCTGTATTGTTCATCAAGTGTTCATAAACTGGTGTTGGATAAGCGCCTGGTGCGCTTGGTTGTGCTACTACATCAACCGTAATAATTTCAAATCCTTGAACGTTTCCGCTGTTATCAACTTCTCCAGATCCACGACTTGAAACTCCAAGTTTAACTCCCGACTCCAACATAGTCTTAACTAATTGACCCATTGGAGTAGGAAGAATTTTTAGTTTTCCGTAGCCGTTAGGGCCGTCCATCCACATTTTAGTAATCATGTGTGATACACGGTCGAGGTTGATACGTAAATCCTGAGGATGATCAACTTCCCCTAGCACGGAGTATCCGCCAGAGATTTGTTCGTTGAGCGTCTTGACAGCCCTGCCAATTTCTTGAGAAGAATAAACACGCTGATTTGCATTTCGGATATCGCCCTGGATGCAAATCCCGTTTAGGAAGAGCGACTTTTTGTCGCCCTCACCTTCGCTCTCTA